ATCATTGTCCATCATGTGGTGGTAAGATCTTTGATGGCAGATCTGTTGATTTGATGAAAGAATTAAAAGAAGCTATGGAAAAAATGCCAAATGATCCTCAGGGATTGGCAGGATGGCTTTTATCAAATTATCGTATGGAGAAGGTAGGAGATGGTGAGCCTACTGGTTTTCATGGAAACAAGCCACAGGCGGTAGCAAAAGCGGCGGATGGGCAACCATTGAAGCTAGCTCCTAATCGGCTTCAGCAATTTTTAAAGAATGCTGGGGTTAAGCCAGCTGAGCCAGCACGAATGACGAATCTTGCTAAGCAGATAAATAATGCAGGGCTAGATGACGGCGTTGATTACGGTATTGTTGAAGAAGGAGAGGCTACAGAAGAAGTTGAAGATTTTGTAGAAGAGGCGAATGATCCAGATTTTACACAAAAAGTATTAACTGGCATGACACCTGGCGCCCCTGGTCGTTTTACAGCTACAGAGCGTAAAGCGTTGATGCAGAAGATGGCAGAAAATTCTTCTAATGATATGGGCGATTTACATCCGGCGTTACAGGATGATAGAAGAGAAAGACTTCGTAAACAACAGGAGCTTACTCATGGTGGGGCAGTAGGCAAGATAACAAGAAGATAATGACTATACGTTTAATAGATAATAAAAGAATAGAGCTTACAGCAACTGAATTTGAAGTTTATCAAGATGTTTGTAAATCTTATGACAGACCGAATTTTCAAGGCAAAGATTTATTTTCAGGATTATTTGAAACAAATGAAAATGGAATTATTATTTTTCTAAGACCTCCTAGCAAAAAATTTGTTAGTATGGAAGTGTTGACATTTTTGCAAAATATTATGGTTCATCAACATTTGCGTTTGATGTATGATGAAATAGATGCAACAAGACAAAGCTTAAAAAACGAAGTTGCCGGTCTTATAGATCAAATAAAAGAATTGAAAGAAAAAATAAATGGATAATTTTTCATCAAATTGTTTTGACGAAGACGGAAATTAGATAAATAAACATTAGTAAAGAGTCGAGTTTATACAAAATAATTGAATAGGAAGTTATTATGACTGATAGTTGGGATGTTGTGCGACCTACAAAAGATAATGTAGACCCCGAAAAGGATACAGATCCGTCTGAATTAGATCCTGTTGAATTAACAAGTATGGGAGATTTATCAGAAATTCAATCTTCCATAGAATCTTGTTTTAAAGAGATGCATTATGCTTCTTTACAAAAATACGACGCTGATAAAGCAGATAGAACTGCCGCATTATTTTTAATTACTCAAATGCGATTATCCTCGTTAATTGAGGACGTTGAAATGAAAGCAAAGAATGCCAAAAACGAAATAGTTAGAATAGAAGCTGAAAAATACTTCGAATATAAAACTGGTAATTCAGATAAAAAAATAACAGAAAACATGTTATTGAATTATACAGCAAAAGATTCTGAAATAATAAAGACAAAAAAAGAATGCGTTCAATATGAAGCTCATTATAAAAAATGGACTTATATAATGAGTACTTTAAAAGACGGTCATATATATTTTAGAAATTTAGGTAAAAACAAAAACTGGTCAGAATAAGGAAAATAAATGTCAAAAGATAAAGAAGCACAAGTAGAAAAAAAAGATAAAAAAATAATTGCCGGAATAGATATTAATTTACTAGTAAAGAAGGCTCAAGAGTCTTATGGAAAGAAAGAGAATGGATTAGCAAGACAGCTATCTACTGGTAGTTCAATTATAAGACCATCAGAAGATAAAGATTTCGTTGTATGGACAAAGGGGGATCATTGGCAGACGTTAACTCACCTGCGAGGAATACCGTTTGGTAGAATTATAGAAATATCAGGAAAGCCAGATAGCGGCAAGTCTACGCATGCTGCCGCTTTTATGAAGTTTGCTCAAGATCAAGGGATTTTAGTTATTCTTTGGGATTCTGAAAAGAAATTTCAGAAAGAGCGATTTGATAATAAAATTGGTGGATGTTCGGAAAACCTCATGGTGGTTGATACTAATAATATTCTTAATGGCGCTAAAGCCGTAGCCCATCTTGTTAATTCGGCTAAGGAAATGAACCCAGACGTTAAAATATTGATCGTATGGGATAGCGTTGGAGCCTCAATTAATTCTACTGAAGACAAAGATGATGAGGAAGAATATTCTAAGCAGCCAGGCGTAACCGCGAAAGAAAATGCTTATGCTATTAGAAAATTCAACAAGCTTTCTAATAAGTATATAAATAGAGAGACTGGTGAAGAAACGATAGCTACATTAGTAATCAATCAAACTTATGCAAATATCGGTTCTGTTGGACAGACTGAGAAGGGCGGAGGCGAGATTTATTATTTATCAAGTGTTATTATCCAGCTTTTTAGAAAGGGTGATTTGACCAGAGTTAAAGGCGGAGATAAATATAAGTATGGAATTATTACTAGGGCCAAAGTAAAGAAAAACCATTTATTTGATGGGGACGAGTGTGTTGCTGAAATGGATTTGGTTATTTCAGCTGATGGAATTCAATTGGCGAAAGATGTGAAAAAAGTTGACGATATTAAAGGCTGGGAAGATCAAGAAGAATAATTCTAATTGATAAATCGAGCCACCTCAAATGAGAAACTATTAAATCATGGCTGAACAATCGAGACTAGATCCTGATCAACAAAGAGCCTCTGCGGATGCAGAGGCTCAAGCAAGATTATTACGAAATTCTACTAATAATCCTGTATATTTAGTAAGGTTTGAAGATCCTGAAAACGCCCCAATTATAAGGTCATTTATCGTTTTAAAACAACCATTAATGAATCCATATAGTGTGACGTTCCAGGGCTTCGAAACTTCTAAAAATGCGCGAAACAAGAAGAGTAAAGAACAGGATATTAGAACACGAGAAGAAGCTATATCGTATGTCAAAGACAATGATGTGAAGTTTCACGATCTGATTTGTCCGTGGCAGCGAGTGATATCTATAGAGAACCTGTCCTATCAATCGAAAATAAACGCAAACAAATAGAAAAAAAGGAAAAAAAAACAAATGTCGAACAAAATCCAATTCGGACTAGCGTCCTGGGATACTACTGACGTAAAGAGACCGTCTGCAAAAGAAAAGAACGAGAACCTTTTTATGAGGCTAGATAGCGGGAATAACGTTATTCGCCTCGTTACTAAGCCTCATGAGTACCTTGTGCATCGTTATAAGGTTGATGAGAAAGATCCTGGTTTTGGTGAGCGTGTGCTTTCCAGCCTGTTCCACGGGAGCGATCCTCTCGTAGACATGGGTTTTAAACCAAAGCGTAGATGGCTGATTGGGATTATTGATCGCAAGACTCAATCGTACAAGATTCTTGACATAAGCGTTTCGGTGTTCAAATCGATTCAAGAGCTTGTTCGTGATGAGGACTGGGGCGATCCAACTCAGTATGACATCGATGTAAAGGTAGATAAAGACGGCGGAGCGACGGGGTATTACACAGTAATTCCAAAGTCAAAGAAGCCGTTATCTAAGGAAGATTTAGATCTCAAAGAGAAAGCAGATCTCGATGATCTAAAGCGTCGTTGCACCCCTCCAACCGTTGAGCAGGTTCAAGAGCGAATTGATGCAATCAAGGCAAAGCGGAACGGTGCGAACGGTACGAACGGAGCAACCAAACCCGCTGCTACAGCTGCTCATAGTTCTAGCAGCGATGATGACGAAGAGGATTTCCCTCCAGTGGCCTGACCTAAGCAGGATAGGTTTTCTTGAAAAAGCGGCTCAAAAGGCCGCTTTTTCGTTTTTTAATGCTTGATATATACCAAGGCATGAATCACGATCTTTATCAAACCATATTAGGATTAGATATAAGCACAACTACAATAGGCATTTCAATAATTAATAAATGCTTTCAAACTGGTAAAATAACGCTAGATGTATGCAAATATTACAAACCTCCAAAAGATGGAAGTATTTTTGAAAGGCTTATTCAAGTTAAACAATTTATTTTAAATTTATTAGAGCGTTATGATCCGGATGTAGTTGTAATAGAGGATTACGCCCGTTTTATGGCTGGCAGCTCAGGTGCAGCAACTATAATTCCTCTTGCAATTTTTAATACTACAATAGGCCTTACAGTATTTGAAAATACTGGTAATGAGCCAATATTAATGAATGTCAATACTATTAGAAAATGGCTCAAGACAGGAGAGGAAAGATTAAAAAAAGAAGATATTCCAGAAGCTGTTGCTTATCATTTAAAAATAGATTTCCCGTATGAAATTACTAAGAAAGGCAAAATTGCTGTAGAAAGCTATGATAAAGCAGATTCCGCAGCAGTAGCACTAGCTTATTTAAAGTCTATTGAGCCAAAAATTGTTAAACCAAAGAAGAGTCGAGCCAAAAAAGTAATGGAACTGTAAGTCATTATGAACCTATCTGAAGCATATAATATAATTGGTGTAAACTCGGATTCTACACAGGATGAAATAAAGACAGCTTATAAAAAGCTAGTTTTAAAACATCATCCGGATCGTAATAAAGATAACGAAAAAGAAGCCGAAACGAAATTTAAACAGATTAATGAAGCTATGCAAATTATAGAGCGTGGTGAAGAACCGGAATACCCACAGTGGGACAGCAATAATATTGCTCAACAAATATTTATAAATTTTAATTCTGGGCATCAACGCACAAGAAGGCCGGATCCTATTGTTCATACTCGTATTACTTTTGTTGAGTCTGTTTTGGGGTGTGAGAGAGATATATCTTATACAAGATATATAAAATGTAATAAATGTTCTGGTAAAGGATTAATATACGACAAATTAGTTAATTGTAAAATATGTAAAGGTCTTGGAAGAGTAGAGTCCTCTTTTTCAAGAGGTAATGCCAAATTTTATAGCACTTGTAATGTTTGTCAAGGAATAGGCTCTGATACTGAGAAGTGTAAAGATTGTGACGGAGAAGGCTCTGTCAAAAAGGAAGAGCAGCATAAATTGCAATTCCCTTGTGGTTTAACCGATGCGCAAATAATAAGAGTAGGAGGAGCTGGTAATTTTGTGCAATATCATCCACAATTTGGTGATATGCATTCTGATGTTTTTATCAGAGTACAGGTAGAGCCTGATAAAGATATGACGCTGAATGGCAATGATGTTATATCTAATATAGACTTAATTCTATTAGAGGCATTAAAAGGAACAACAAAATCAGTAAGAACCGTAAAAGGTGAAATGAAATTGAAAATTCAACCTGGCATTAAACATGGCAATCAAATCAAAGTTGTTGGTTATGGAGCGGGAGAAATAGGTTCACATTTGTTTATTGTAAATGTTAAGTATCCAGAAAACACCGAAGAGTTGATTAGGTTATTAGAAAAAGAGCAACAAGAAAAGGCAAACAATGTTTAGAATTTATTGTGATAACAAAGGCTGTGGCAAGGATATGGAGCCATTATTAAATGTCAATACTAACGATGTAGAATGCGTTGAATGTGGCAAATCCATAAAAAGCATTACAAGTTTTACCAAATCTCAAATGAAATCGATTGGGCAGATTAAGAGAGATGAGAAGGTTAAGCAGGCTTTTTCTGTTCAATGTCGTTCTTGCATGAAAGAGAGCGCCCCAAAATTAGGTGATAAAAATGAGCTTCGATGCTCTATTTGTAATAATCATTTAGATTATTTGTCTGCTCCATATGCTCATGCTGTTAGAGAAAATTTATTGAGGAAACAAAAGAACATAGCTACTGTTTCAGTGGCATCAGTGAATGTTGCACCTAAGGTGACTGCTTCATTTAAATGAATTTAAAAGAGTTATCAATAAACATTCGTGAGCGTTCGGCTATGTTTGCAGAAGTTTTGCAAGCTTGCCGAACTTTGCTTATTCATAATCCATTGGCGTCTGAGTCTAGAGATTATTTAGATAGCAGAATTGCTACTTTTTATCAAGATCGTTTTCAGTTTGGGTATTTTCCAAATAATGAAAATCTGCAAAAACTTATAAATATGGTTGGTGAGGAAAAGCTTAAATCATTAGATTTAATATATGACAAATATGTTAATGATGCAGACTGTATGGTAGCGGTCAAACAAAGTATTTTATCATCACATAATTTAATTATGCCATATAAAGATGTTTATGGCAACATTGTAGCACTAGTGGGGCGCACTCTTCTTTCAAAAGAAGAACAAAAAGAAAAGAATATATCTAAATATAAAAACTCGCAATTTCATAAATCATTACATATGTTCGGTCTTTATAATAGTAAGCGTAGTATTATTTCGAATAATTGCGTGCTTCTTGTGGAAGGACAATTTGATTGTATTTCTTGTCACGTTCATGGTTTTCATAATGTGGTTGCTTTAGGCGGTGTTGCTTTTAGTAAATATCAATTTGCTTTATTATCTAGATATACTAATAATATAAAGCTATTATTAGATAATGATAGTCCTGGATTAAACGCCGCCAATAAAATAATCGAAAGATACTCATCATTTGCTAACATTAAGAAAATCCAGCTTCCGTCCTGTTATAAAGATGTTGATGAGTATTTGTTAAAGAGCAACGATTATGGAGCATTAAATTTTACAGGATGATAAATATGTTAGACTCAACTGCTAATAGGCTTGGGCATTGTAAGCAATCTATCTCAAATATGATGGATTATAATTTAATTTATTTTTACAGCAGTGAGGTTTAATATGACAGATAGAAGCAAGAATCGATCAGATCGTTACCAATGGGTTCTTATAGAATGCCCTTGTTCTCCAGAAATGATGACAGAGGTTTGTGATTCTGATGGCATCGGAGCCCAATTAAATCCATGGGGTTATAATGAAGAATTATTTGAATTAAAAGACAAATTGAAAGCCGCTTTTTGGAGAATTGTTGACACTCAGCTTACTTCAAGACAAAAAGAGGTTATTCATCTTTATGCCGAAGGTCTTACTCAAACTGAAATTGCTAAGAAATTAAATGTAAATCAATCAAGTATCACAAAAAGTATTAATGGAAATTGTGATTACAGAAATGGACGTAAAGTTTATGGTGGAGCTAGAAAAAAATTAAGAAAAATTGCTGATAAAGATGAAGAAATAAAAGAAATATTAGATAGAATAGCAGATTTACAAAGTAATAATTATTAATGAGTGAGTATGAAGAAAATATTGTTGAGCCTTCATACGGTGTTATTTACTTAATTATTAATAATATAAATAAAAAAATATATATTGGGCAGACAACTTCTGATATTCCTAAAAGCAGATGGTACAAACATATATATTGCGCAAATCATTCTGCTATTTATTATTTTGGGAAGGCTATTAAAAAATATGGTGCCAAAAATTTTTCATTTAAAATAATAAAAAAGTGTAAAAATCATGAAGATTTGAATTATTGGGAAATCTATTATATAGATTTTTACGATTCAAGAAACAGAAAAAAGGGGTATAATATAAAAGAGGGCGGTAGTCACGGAAAACATTCTGAGGAAACGAAGGAAAAGTTAAGAGTGATAAATACTGGCAAAACTCTTACTAAAGAGCATAAATTGAAATTATCTCAGGCTCATTTAGGCAAAAAACATTCTAAGAAATGGAAAAAATTAATGTCTAAATTGATGACTGGTAAAAAATTATCATCAGAACATTGTAAATTAATATCCATTGGTAAAAAAGGCAAAAAATTTACCAAAGAACATAAAAAAAATATTTCAATATCTAAGAGTGGTGAAAATAGTTCCACTGTTAAATTAAATTGGGCTATAGTTAATAAAGCAAGAACAGAATATAAAACTGGTAAAACAACATTAAAAAAATTGTCTCAAAAATATAACGTTTGTGAAAGCAATATGCGATCCATTATTTCAAATCACTCTTGGATTGATTTAAAATATGACACATCTGACGCTGATAAAATAAAAATTAGTAATAAAAAGCATTCAGGTGAAAGTAACCCGAAGGCTAAATTATCATTGAATATGGTTAGGGCTATACGGGCAGAAAAAAAATCAAAACCAAATATTACAGATTTGGAAATAAGCAAAAATTATAATATTAGCCGCCCGTCAGTTTCATTAATATTGTTAAATAAAACGTGGATAGATGATTTAATTTGAGCAAAACATGTATAAAATGTAAAAAAAATAAAATAGAAAATTTAGATAACTTCTATTTTAGAAAAGACACAAATAGATTTATTAATACTTGCATTCTTTGTATTAATATAAAAGAACATGAATATAGAGCCGCTAATAAAATAAAAGAATTAATACGAAAACGTATATACAATTCAAATAATAAAGATAAAATTTCAAAACAAAAAAGCGAATATTATCAATTAAATAAAGAAAAAATACTTGCTAGTCAAAATAAATATGAAAAAGCAAATTATGAAAAAATAAAAAAATATAGAAAATGTTGGCAGAAAAACAAAAGAGACGCCGATCCCGCATATAGATTACGATATAATGTAGGGCGGGCCGTTCGTTCAGCTCTTATTAAGGCTGGTTATTCAAAATCAAACGCTTCTTTTTTCGATTATGTTGATTATACTGCCAAAGAACTGAAATGTCATTTTGAATTATTATTTGAGTCATGGATGAATTGGAATAATTATGGCAATTATAAAATAGGTGGAATTCAAAGATGGAATATAGACCATATAGTGCCACAATCGAAATTACCTTATGATTCTATGGCGCATGAAAATTTCAAAAAATGTTGGGCATTACACAATTTGCGCCCAATGGAATCTATAGAAAATATTAAAAAAAGACAGAAGTGATTTCACATTATTTGGTTTATATGGGCTATCTCAGCAAAAAGCCTTAGATATGAACAGAATTGACTTATCGCTTTATATTTTCATTAAAGTAATTGTCTACTACTTATCTTGTATTCATTAGTATTCTGCGGATATATGTGACTAAGGAGTCTGGTAATGAAATTTGATGTAGATTATTTAAATTTAGACCAACAGCTTACTGAGCCAAAATATTTTAAGTATGCTGATGTAAAAGACCAGCTTGTTAAAGTAGCTTTTGATATAGTTAAGTTTCGTGAGACAGATGCTATTGACGGTTTATGGCAAATTCAACAGACTAATGATGGTGAAATCATTGTTGCTACATATCAAGATGAGCAAGAAGTTAGCAAACAGGCTTCGGCAATTAGTTGGGAAGCGCGTTCTAATACAGCTGGTAATAGCGTAACTATATTTTACAAAGGTGTGCCAATAACAAAAGTTGCAATAATGCAATATGGTATACCGGCAGGAGATGCTCATTTAGTTTGTAAATATGTACCAGAGAAATTAGCTAGCAGCACAGATTTTCGTAAGAAAATGTTAAACGAACTCTCTAATGATGATCGTTTGGAACTTCTTAAGAAGTTTCCAGAGTTAAATGACTAACAGGAAACAAGCATGAGTTTTAATCAAGATATTTACAAGGCTGCCAAAGAGATAGAAAAAGCAGCAAAAACACTAGAAAATAGTGAAGAATTCATCCTTATGCCACTTACCGTTAAAATGGTAAAGGCAGCTGAGGCTTATCCAGAAGATCAAACTATCAAACAAATGGCTGCTTTTTTAAATAATCGCTCCCATAAAAAAGCCATATTTATTACTCGTGGAGAACTAAGAGATGTTTATAAAGCTCTTTACACTCGTAATACTAAATGTGCTGATTTAATGTCTGATGAGCTTGGCAAAGCTGATGCGCTGCCTGAGCCGCAAAAGATGATTCGTGATAAAGACGAAGGCAGCATCATCGCTGAGGCATTTAACAATCTTGGCAACCCAGCATTAGCAAATGCTTTAAGTGCTGCTTTTGAAGGCAAAGATGTATCTTTTGAGAATTACTCAGCTCCAATTGCGAGACAAGCAGAAAGGAATTGCGCCATTGAATTAGATAAAATTGGTGCTGATGCTCACAAAATTACTACGGTAGCAGGCAAAGAAGATATATTAATTTGTCAAGCAACTTACGAGACTCCAAAAGGCCAAAGCAGCGTATTAATTCCTGTTGAGGTAGTAAACGGAAGAGCTTTATTGCCTTCTGTTTTTTTAAGCCGTTCAGGGTTTCAGGATTTAGAAGGAGATGCTTTAACGAATCATTTAATTAATACTGCTGGTAAAAAATGGAAAATTGATGTTCAGCAATTATTAAAGGTTCTTTCGAAAGCCAAAGCTGGACCAACTAAAGAGATTAGCGAGGTAGAGGCGATAGTAGCTAAGTTTGCAGCACAGCAAGGCACTCCAGCTAATCATTCATCAGATGCTTTACTTTATCAAGAGGTTGATAAGGAGCATATTGAGGTTCAACTTCCTGAAGCAGAAGACACACAGAAGTTTGCTGAAAAATTGCATACAGCAAAAGGAGCGGCAGAATTTACATTTGGCAAGAAAGCAATTGATGCCGGACGCACAATGTTAAGAAATATTATGGCCAGTTATGGTTATAATAATATTCAAATAGCAGTTGCGGATACTGATAATGATAAGGTTTGTTTTGCAGTAGCTATTGATAATGGAGCTGGATTTAAGGTTCCAGTGAAAATTAGCGGCGGCTTGCCAGTTGAACCATCTGTTATTATCGCAAATGGTTCTATTGCTGAATTCTCTCAAAAAGGCGTCTCTAAGACTTTAATTGAGAACAAAGATTATGAATCCGCAGCATTAGCGTCTCAGCTTCATGGAGTTAAGCCTTCTGAATTAATTGAGACGGTTCGCAAGGCAATGACAGATGGTAATTACAACAAAGCAGAGGAAGCATTGAATGTATTATCACAAACAGATCAAAAAGCGTTTCATTACGCATTTGGTATGTATCAGTCAGTATTGTCCGGTAACACCATAAACAAACTTGCTGCGGAAGATACTTCCAAGTGTTTACGACAAGTTAAGCACGCTCATAGCAAACATGTAATTTGTGGTCATACCGGATTACCATTGCACAAAGTATGCCAAGATGAACATGGCGATTGTCAACCATTGTATCGTAAAGACCTAAAGAACACAAATGAGGGCGGCTCATTTTTACATTCTAGAATTTACTTAGGATAATCATGAGAACTTCAGATCTATTAAACAGTCTTGCTGATAGTTTAGAAAATGCGGATAATGATATTTTAGTAAAGGTGGAAAATAACCAGCATTTTACTGATATTGTAGCGAATGCTTTAATATCTGCTGCTGCAATTATTCGCAATGCTGCTGAGGAAGTTGATGATTTCGGACCAGATATTTCCGCAGATGATTTGGATGAAATGGCTGCCATTGCAGAAGAATATGATAGTAGCGGAGATCCTGCACTTCAAAAAGTAGCAGCTGTTATTGATGAGCTATTAATTAGTATTAGTTCTGATAAAGAAGCTTTATATAAATTTAAGGCAGCTGAAGATTCGGAAATTGATAGACTTAAAAATAAATATCATGATGAGCAAGGTGATGCAATTTATAACAATGCTAACAAAGAGCATCATAAGGAATATGAAAAAGAGAGTGGGGGCAACCCAGAAGAAGCTATTAATAAAGGTGTTAAACAATATCGCCCATTAGCCGCTCCGCTTAGCACACGTTCTTGCCCCGAACATCCTGGTGAACAAATGATGAGAGTAGCGGACAGTGTTTACCAATGCAGCTTAGATAAGCAAATTTATAATTATGAGGCTGGTTATACTACTATGGCAGGTAACCAAATTCCGGGAACTGGAGTTTCTAACCAAACTAATCATTTTAACGATTTAGCACCGGAGCATACAAATTTTAGCACTAGAGAACAAGTGCTGAATTCTGATTATTAAGCCTCTCTGCTAAGGAGAGCATAATGGATTTCTCAAAAATTTTAGCGCATCCAGATAAAGATGAGATTATATCAAAGCTTGTTAATGGATTAAAGACCAAGGATATTTCTGATTGGCTAAAATTGAAATATCCAAATAGCGATCAAACACATTTAAAACTCTCTAGCAAGATGCTAAAAGAGTTTGTAGATAATAATCTTGATTTATATAATACTTTAAAAAATGACATTACTGATGTTAAAGCCGATAATAAACAAAATAAAAAAATAGCAGAATCTTTACTAAATAATAAAACATATAAACAAAGATTAAATGAGCTTGCTGATAATGATATAGATATTAAGCGAATTATGACTGAGGTTGTATTTTTAATACGTGAACGTATTGAACAATATTTTGATAAAGTTCAAGAGAATCCCGGTAATTTAAAACCTGATTATGGTTTGATTAAATGGTTTGAAGTTCTTTTAAATGCAACTGAAAAATTTGATAAAATCATAAATAAAGCTCCAGATCAGATTATACAACATAACATTACGATGCAAGCTATGGACCAACATACTGCAATATTTCAGGATGTAATCCGTGAAGTTTTGGCAGAGTTGGATCCTGAGGCTTCATTTTTGTTTATGGACAAAATGCGAGAAAAGCTAAACGCTCTTGTGCCACCAGAGTTGGACAAGCCTTTGACACAAGAGAAACGCCTGGTTGAAGCTAAAATATTAATGACTCAAGCAGAGAATATAAAAGAAAGCGAACTTGAGGGCGAAATAGGAAGCAATGATGAATGAATATATTAAAAATAAGCTTCAAAAAGCACATTTGCTGCCGGAGGATTTAAAACAAAATCTTTTTCGTGAAGCCGAAGCTTTGTCATTATTAGGAGTATCTTCAGATAATGATTATAAAGATGCTTTTTATATTAGTTTACATGCTAAAAAGATAGCAGAAGAGCTTTCTGGCAAACAGCTTGATAATAATGAATTAGCTAAGGTTTCTGCTGCTATAATGCAAAATAGAGAGAAATACCCAATTCATACTATTTTAAATTTTTATCTTGCTGCGGCCAATGCATTAAAAGAAGTTGAAATACCTATTAAGAAAATCGCATATCCTCAAAGCGATGCTGGCCAATATTTTCCTTCGCCATATAATAGAACAAAATGGATGAATGCAATGAGGGCAGTCTATGCTAATTCTGTAAACATGGATCGTACTCAGGCTTTTGAACTTGTAACCAAAAATTGGGAAAAGATGGAAAAAGATAACTTTAAACACTGGATGTTATTTTATGAGCAAAACACTCATAATAAATATAAAACAGCTCAGAGGGGCAATAGATATATGGAAGTGGGAGAGGGCGCCTTTTTACCACTTGATGTCAATAATTTAAAAGCATCAATTCCAATGCCAAACATGAGTGCTTACGAAGATCCTGCGCCACAAATACAACAACAGCAACAGCAGTCTGAAAAAGATAAACAAGAATTTGCTCAAAGAGAAATTATTGCTTTAATTGGTAGATTAAATTCTGCGGAAAGAATAGCTACAAAAACAGAAGCTGTGCGCAATGTATTAGGTCCAGAAGGCTTTAAAACATGGCTTAATGCTTTGCATACTATTAAGCGTGAGATTCAGACTGCTCCAATTATGAATATCAGATCTTCGACCCCAAGAGATTTGATTATAAAACAAGCTAACATATTGGTTTCGAAGGGACATTTAGAACCAGCTCGATTAATGATGGTTCTTGCTCAAGTAGCCCCTCCTCCATTGGAAGTGGCACCAGGAGGGCCACCACCAGCGGAAGTGGCTCCAGGGATGCCAGGTGACCCAGGTTTGGGGATGGGAACTGAGCCAACTCCTGATATGTCTTCTATGCCTGACATGGGATCCGGAGGCGAAAGTGAAAGTGATAGTCCAGAAGCTGCGATGAAAGAATTTTTAAAAGGATTATCTGGCGATTCATACTCTGATGAAAAAGACGAAAATAAAAGTGATGATGATAATGATGACACTAATGATGCTAATGATTTATTAGTCACTGAAGACGATCTTATAGCTACTGCTCAAGCAGCTGATGCTCCTGTTGCGCCTGCTGCTCCAGTATCATCAATACCAGAGCATTTTTCTAGCGACGAAATTGAGCAAGCGCTTAAGAATGTTACAATTGAAACTGTAATTGAAAAATTGGAAGCGCTTGCTAAAATTTATGGTAATCGCGAATTGGCAAGACAGCTCAACATTGTAGATTTAATGTTAGGCAGACTTGGTTTAGCAACTTACTTTCCAAATCTTGCAGAAGCAATGCGTTCGGCATTAGATTCAAATCAATACGTATTGACTCGCGTTGAAGAAATTCTAGCTAAGTTAAAAAGCTCAACGGAAGGTACCGGACAACAAATTAGTTTAGCTCCTACTGAGCCAGGAAAAGATGTATATGGACCAGATATTATGGGAATTAAATCGAAATTAGAAACGGATAAAGAAAAAGATAAAGCGCGAAAAGAAAAGCGCAAAGTTATGCAAGAAGCAGAAGATGTCGCTAAAACCACCCCTGCTCCTACCGCCCCAATAGCTCCGGCACAAGAATTGGCTGTTCCGGCAACAGTAGAGCCTGCGTCAACCAATGCTAGGATATAATGAAACTTCGAGAGGTGCTTAATCTTATTGCGCAAATTGCAAAGGAAAACGACTTATCTGAGCCGTTTATTGTAGGAGGTGTGCCTAGAGATAAGGTAATAGGCAGATTAAGCCAGCTTGTTGATTTGGATGTTTCTACAGGTGATGATGGCAGCAAATTCCTTGGCAAAGAATTATCTCTGAGAATAAAAGCTCCATATAAGTTAATGCCAGATGGTCATTCACAAGTATTATTAGGCAATTTTAAAATAGATTTTTCGTCAAATTTTAATATTCCAGGTATTGATGGAATGTTAAAAAGAGCAGGAATGAAAAATCCTACTGATTTGCAGTTAGAGCAATATAGTAGAGATTTTACGTGCAACTCATTAATACTTACAATAGATTTGAAAACCATCAAGGATCCATTAGGAAGCGGAATAAAAGATATTAAAAAAAATCTTATCAGAACTTGTTTGCCAGCTTCTATTACATTAGGATATGATAACAAAAGAGTTGTTCGTGTTTTGTATCTTGCGGCCAAGCTTGGATTCAAGATTGATGATGATATTATTAAATGGATAAAAGCTCATCCGGAAAGTATAGGAAATGCTACTAATGAGTATGTAGTTAAGAAATTGAATAAAGCTTTTCAGGCTAACGAATCTCGCACGATTCAACTAATGAATGAATTGAATTTGTGGCCACATGTTCCTTCTGTACCAAGTATTACTGAATATATGGTAAAGGCCAAGAGGATTTGATGCCTAAAAATATGGATAAAAAAATTGTTAGACTTGCAATCGTTAGAAATAATACCGAGGACTCTTGTCCTTTCGGATTGAATATTCCTTATGGATGCAAGAATGCTGGCGATTTAATTACTAAGATGGCTCCTTTAGATTCATTAGGAGACGAAGCGAGCAAAGAAGAAAAAGACGATATCGCTAAGGCTAATAACCGTTTTTTCATGTGGCATAATCCCGGAGAACGTTGTTTTTATGCTGGAAAATTATTTGTGGACAAACCTACGGTGGAGTGTAATTGGCACAGTAATGCTCCCGGAATTACTGAAAAAGGAATTCTTGGAGCGCCATTTTATTCTAAAGTATATAATAATATTGGGTTAGACGGAGTAAATTCATTTCCATTAGGATATTATGGAGACAATGATATTAGTCGCAATATGTATTATGGGCTTTATTCATTAATGGGTAGTAAACAAAATATTAATTTAATTAAAACAGCTCTTGCTACAAAAAATAAAAAGCCTGAAGCTCCAAAACATGGCCCATTCGGAGAATATGCCTGGTCTTCAAAACGAGAAGCTGTTCCAGAAGAAGATGATGTCGAAATAGAAAAACAAATATACGAACAATTACGCAAACATTTTCTTACATATAATAGAGAAGGTTTACCAGAAATGACAGCCTTATTTTTATCTATGTTAATGGAACTTGGATGGTATAAAAATATTTTACATAAACCTGCACACAAAATATTATATCGTGGAATGAAAATAAATTCCAAAAAACAATTAGCCGATATATTAAATTTAGATGAAAAAGAACTGTCTGATAATGGCAGTAAAGATTTTGAGGAAGGCATTAGCATTCCTCCGACTAATGGATATTCTACCTCTTGGTCATTTAAAAAACATGTCAGTAAAGAGTTTTCTAATAAAGGAAAAAGAGGATTTGCCGTTACTTTAATTGCCGAAGTGTCCGAAAATCCAAATAAATTTCTTGCTGGACCAGGCGGATTGTATGACGTTGAAGGAATTTCTAAGTATCATTTAGAAAAAGAGACTGTGGGTTTGGAGCCAATAAGAATAAAAAAAATAGAATGGGAACGAATAGATTAATTTACGCAACAGAGTTTTTAAAGCCAATAAAGTGATATTCTAATGCTATGCTAATAATGAGTCATTAAAAGTAGTGGCATTTTATGATATTTAGCATGTTGAAAGGACGCAAATGAGCCTAGCCAAACTAGCACAACAGATTTCTGATCCAGATTACTTCGTTATTGGAGATCCATCAACCGGTCATAAACCAGCTGAAATAAACAATGCTGATGAAGTTTTATACGTTGATGATGATGAAGATGATAATGAAGATAATGATGGTAAAAAAGCAGAGCCCGTAGGTAACGGACAAGTAATAATGCAGGTTGGTGATGAAGAGCCAATGAGGCTTAATTTCGTTTTACCGAATGTTCCAGGGGCGGATAACCAGGACGAAATTGAGGATCCAGCTGAAATAGTAGTAGAAGAAGAGCCGGAATCAATCTCTGTTGAAGAACCGGATGTTTGGGATTGGCAGAAACGTGGCGGTATTTCTAAGTTCCCAACGTGGCTTCATCATATGTTTCAAAATTCTCCTCCTCATACTGGTCATGACACAGTAGGTCTTGAGCGCATTATTGCATACCTTGGCGCTTTAGACAGAGAGATTTCAAAAGCAGTACGTTCTGATTTAAAGAGCGAGCTTGATATGAGCCAAATTGAAACGGCTCGTAATGAAATTCAAAAAGGCTGTGATCGTTGCACTGATCGTTTAGAAAAGATTATTTCTAATAAGCGTCCAAAGAAAAAGAAGGCTCAAGCCGATGGAGAACTTGTTAAAGAAGGTCAGAAAATATCTGGTATCAAAGGCATAATGGTAACTGTCCCGCTTTTAATTTCCAGAATTGCCAGAGTTTGTATAAATGGCATGGTATCTGGAGGTCACGATATTGAGGATTTATTTAAAAGACAAGCTGAATTATATAAATTAACCATGAGAGAAAAAGCGGAGCTATTACAATTGTTAGAAGATTGTGGATATACTATGCGAAGAGATCGAGGCATACATCCTGATGAAGATATAGATATAAGAAGAAGTGATAATTTTGATTGGGCCGCAAACTATCATGCATAATAAGTCTGATATAAAATATAGCAATATTAGGTCATAATTATATGAGCAGAGGCGGAAATAAAATAAACAGAGCTGACGGAGATTACGAAAGATCTTCATCTATGCCCAAATGGCTATCTAACTTTGCTGAATCACTAGAAAATAAACAAAAGTCAGCAGTTCAAGTTGCTCGTGAGCGTGATCATGAAGGCCATCAATATTCTATTTTGAATCAAATTTCAAATATGGTATCAGATAAGCCTCGACATGCTACTGTTGATAGTATTGTTAAAGAAATGCGTGAGCGTACAGGGCTTGATGATTATTTAAAACGCATCTCGGCTAAAGTTGACATAAAAAAAAACTTAAAAGTTGAGGCAAATAAAACCGAATCAGATTTGCCAAAGTCTTTATCTAAATACAAAAGTTGTTCTGATGATATTATAAATTACATCAGAAACACTATTGATAATACACATGGAATGGGAGTGACTATTCCACAATTGCAACATGATATTTTGTATACTTTTGGCAAGCGTCATGGTATTGAAACTCAAGATATTTTGAATGATGATGTAGCAAAGTATATTAATAATTGTATTGTGGCAGCGCAAGCGCATATTGTCCCAGAGGCACACAACCCTCATATTGGGGCGGGTGTCGGACGAACAGAAAAAGAAAATGATGAAGATAAGGATGCTTTTGCTATTCTAATGCCGGCGACAGGGTAATAAAAGGTATGAATGCCGGCAGTAAACCCAGCGAATAAAGACGTATTTAATCAATTTAAAGACAGCGTTCTTAACATTGACCCCGTAACTTTCTGCGAGAAGTATTTAACATTAGAAAGCCAGCCTTTCCGTTTAAGCGAAGGATACAAACCGTTCGCTGATATTTACAGATATATTGGGCTTCGTGCAATTCAAGAGGGCGCAAAGCCAGTAATTTTGGTGAAAGGTCGTCAGGTTGGAGCAACAACCATGGCTACTGCGCTAGAAATGTATTTTATGGCGTCTGGCATTTTTGGCTGCAATGGCCGTCCTCCAATGAGGATCATTCATTGTTTCCCAAATTTAATTCACGTTTTCAGTTATGCAAAAATTAAATTGAACAATGCAATAATGGCATCTCTTTTGGTAGACGATCCATTTAAACCAGGTCGCAAGCGTTCATATATTAATCTTAAAATTGACAGTTCGTCTCCTAGCAATGACAGCTTGCAATTTAAACAATTTGTTGGCGGAAATTTCTTGCGTATTGAGTCTACCGGATTAGAAGCGGATCGTCTACGTGGTGGTACTGTAGATTGTTTATTCTATGACGAAGTTCAAGATATTCCAATTGCTGCTATTTCCAATGCTAACAAACTATTATCTCAGGCTCGTTATGGAACGGAGACTGAAGGCGTACAAGTATATTTCGGCACGCCAAAACAAAGAGGTACTGATTATTGGAAAATGTGGAATGATTCTTCACAACAATATTTTCAATTAGGTTGCGAAAAATGTAAAAAACATTTTCCATTATATACTCCATCTTCTAATGATTGGGAGAAAGTTTGGCTATATGGGTTTATTGTAAAATGTGTTCATTGTGGTCATGAACAAGACAAACGTTCAGCAGCAGAAAGAGGTAAATGGGCAGCGCTTAACGGTAATGAAAATTGTGGATTTGTTGGTTATCATATTAATCAACTATACATGCCAAATTTCACGAAAGAAAAGATACTATCGAAAAAACCAGAGAATAGCCCTATTGCCACAGAAAGATCTTATCAAAATGAAGTATTGGGTGAGTTTTATACTGGTGATGCCGCTCCTATTACGCCAGAAGAATTGCATGAAAAGTGTGCAGATATAGGGCGCAAAATGAGAGCGAGCATTTCTGTATCAGATAAAAAGAAAGTTTATGCAGGATTCGACTGGGGAAAGAAACAAGATGTTGAAGGTCAAGAAAAGATGGGCCAGTCTTATAGCTCAGCCGTTGTTATTACAGCGGAAGGCCCTCATTTGCTTTCTGTTCAATTTGCGACTCTATTAAGACGCAATGATTTTGAATATAAAAAGCAGTTAGTAGAACAAATGTTTCGTCAATATAGTGTTGGATTGGCGGTAGGCGATATTGGTTATGCTAATGATTTAACAGAAGTGTTACAGAAGGAATATGGTAATAGATTTTTGGCAAGCGAGGCAAAAGGAAATATGAAGAATCACGTAAAATTTGTTACTGATGAATTTCCAAATACAATTCGTTTTGATAGAGATTATTATATTGCAGATTTGTTTGATATGTTAAAAAAAGGCAATATTAGATTTCCGTATGGAGATTATGAAAAAATTTCATGGTTAATTGCGCATTGTTGCAGTATGGATATTAAAACAACGTCTGACAGATTTGGTGAGCCTATGTCTCATTATGTTAAAGGAGCAACGCCGAATGATGGATTTATGGCTTTATTGAATGCTTATTTAGCTTATAAATTTGACATAACTGGTGGTTTTAGCCAAAGCACATTAATAAATCCTAATAATGTTCGGGACGATCCAAATGCTCGCCGTGCAATTCCAGCTGTTACTGGTTATATTCCTAGAATGTAACTAATTATATAATATAATTTAGTATTTGGAGTCAATAAATGTCAAATTCTGATAAATTCATGCTTTCAAGAGAGGCGCCGCCTGTAATATCCCCGCAGATGGTAAAATCTGTGAGTCAACATAGGCGATCATTATTGGAAAATGAAGTAACTGCCGGAAAATTTAGAGAAACTGCTTCTTCTCCATTTCATAATGCAGATAATGGAACGGGGCCAACACCGGCTGGGTTCGCTACAGCAAGTTCAAGTCCAAGATTTAATAAACTTGGACAAGAGGCAGCTACATTTGGTGGTGGAGGCGGCGCGGCAGGAAGCTCAGGCACCGGATATAGAGGGTCAGGCGGGACAGTTCGGCAGGCTCCGGAAGTATATAGTCCATTATGGCTAAATTCAAATATGAATTTGCCGCGTGATAGAGCTACCATTAATGCTTGGTCACGTTCGTTCTTTGCATTAAATCCAATGGTTCAAAATGCAATTAGCTTACATTCTACATATCCAATTTCTAAACTTAATATAAAATGTAAAAACGAAAAAGCTAGAAAGTTTTTTGAAAACATGATTGAAGAAATTGAGTTAATGAACATTTGTGTTCAAATTGCTCAAGAATATTGGACATTAGGAGAGGCTTTTGTTTACGCAGAATTAGATGAGCGTTCTGCAAAATGGAGTCGCATATTAATACAAAATCCTGATTACATGACTGTTAAGCGTTCTGTTATTGCTAATGAGCCTATTATTAGCTTGAGGCCAGACGAGAATCTTCGTAGAATTGTAACATCAAATAGACCCTCTGATATTCAACAGCGTCAGCAATTAGATCGTAAAATAATTGAGCACGTTCGTAGAGGCGAAAATATTCCTCTTAGCAATTTTTATGTCTCTCATTTGGCAAGAAGAATTAGTCCTTATGAAATTCGTGGCACGGGTCTTATTGTAAGCTGTTTTAGACAGCTTATGTTATTTGATCAACTTAGAGAAAGCAAATTCGCACAAGCGGCAAATATGATAAACCCACTTACTTTAATTAAGGTTGGTGGCCCAGATTATAAGCCAAGCCCAGAAGATTTAGATAAATGGCGCGAACTGTTCGAATGTCATGATGAGGAAACGGAAGTTTTAACAGACAAAGGTTTTAAGAAATTTGATGAAGTAATTGAATATGCTGAAGCAATGGATGGAACATACGGTCAATCATATATTACATATTCAAAGCCAGTTAACGGAATTAAAATAGCATGTTTTAATGCAGATTCTGAACAATTAGAATATCATGAACCATCAGCGGCGCATGTATATAATTACGATGGAGATATGTATCATTTTGAGAATGAAAAGATTGATATTAAAGTAACCCCAAATCACGGAATGTGGGTATCTAAAAAAGAATATGAATATAATGGCCATATATCTTTAAGAAAAACATATTGGGGAGATTGGAAAAAAATTAAAGCCGAAGATATTAATTTAACAGATTATAGCAGGTTTAGATCTAAAATTAATTGGATTGGAAATGATAATATTAAATCAATTAATGTTTGTGGTAATGAAGTTCCGGCAGAATTATATTTGGAATTTTTGGGTTATTTAATTAGTGAAGGATGTTTATATACAAATAATAAATATAAATATACAGTTGGTATTTGTCAAGCAAAAGAAGATAATGTTATTATTATGAAAAATTGTGTGGCAAAATTTTCTACAAATATAAACAAATCTTATTCAGAACAAATACAAAGACGTAAAAATCATAAAGATTGTTGGTCAATAATATTTTCTGGAAAAAAATTATATAATCATTTTAAAGAATGTATTGGCGATATTAATGGAAATGTTAAAGCAGAATATAAACAAGTTCCACGATGGATAATGGATTTGAGCCCAAGATTGTTGACTATATTTTTAGATGCTTTAGTAAGAGGTGACGGATCTGTTTATGATAATCCTAAAAAAGAATCAAACAGATTTGCATATTATACAACATCAAAACAATTAGCAGAAGATGTTTATGAAATAGTATATAAATGTGGTTATGTTCCAACAATGTTTGTACGTGATGATGATAAATATATTGATGGAAGAAGATTGCCGCTTTATACTTTATTATGGTCAAGTTCTGGTAATGGAGAATTTCCATTGGTATATAAAACATCAAGAAACAGTATAACAAAAGAAAAACACGAGTTATTGAAAAAAGAAAAATATAATGGCAAAGTTTGGTGTTTTACTGTTCCTACTGGATTGTTTGTAACTAGAAGAAATGGGAAAATAACAATTCAACAAAATTCGGCTCAATATGACAAAGACTTTAAAGTCTTCACTCATGAGGCCGTAACAGTTGAGCGTGTAGGGCATGGTCAAGGAATATATGATATTTCCGGAGATATTACTCAGCTTATAAAGGAAATGTATATAGGTCTTGTAGTACCTCAAGTATTAATGGATGGTGGGGCTGACACTTCTTATGCAAACGGCAGCGTGGCACTTGATGTTTTACGTCAGCGGTATATGCAATTTAGGAACATGTTATCAAGTTGGTTACGCAGAAAAATATTTGCTCCAATTTCAAAAGCTAATGATTTTTATGAATATGTAGATGGCGAAAAGGTTTTGATTGTACCCGAAGTAGAATGGAATCACATGTCATTATTTGATATGGGCGATTACATTGGTAACCTCACTCAATTAGTATCTGCTCAACCGGCCAAGGTTTCTTTGCAAACGTTATACAAATCTTTAGGCCTTGAATATGACGATGAGGTCAGAAAGATTCGTAAAGAAAATATTAAGAATATGATTCAAATGAAAGAAATGGAGGCTTTGTCAAGAATGCCTCTTAATGATCTTCGTGCTCTTGGCGATGAAGATGAGATTCAAGAAGTTACCGAAACTCCATTGCCTGGCGAATCAGCATATGACGCAGCCGGAGGCATGGGAGGAGGCATGGGAGGAGGCATGGGAGGCATGGGAGGAGGTATGGGCGGAGGCATGGGCGGAGGTTTGGGCTTAGGCGGCCCACCAGGAGGAGGTCCGCCACCACCTATGCCAATGCCAGGAGGTATGGGAGGACCACCTGGCGGCTTAAAATAATCAAATAATAATTTCGCATTGATAAAGATAATCAAAGTATAATCTTGCATTCATGAAGATAATCACTTGATATTACAAAGCTCTATTATTATTTACGCCTTTTAGTAGGAGAACTTCATGTCTTTAAACGAGCAGCAACTTATAACCATAGCGCAAGCCTATGGTATAAAACATTGGTTATCAAGTCCTTTATCTGGTGCAAAGAGAAAAATCTTAGAACATTTCTGGGATAAATATCGTGGGCACATGGATGTATTGCGTGACGCTGATGAAAATATGCGTGCAGTAGCAGCTGGATTTGATAATTATATTAATAATGCCAGAGCTGCATATAAGCAGAAAAGGTATATTGATGTTGCTCACTGGATTGGCCAAATTAATTTAGGCTCTCATAGAATGCTTCAGTTAGCTAAACAAGTTGTTGATTTGAAGTCAGAACATTTGGCAGAACAATTTGGTCAATCAACAGAAGCGGATCATGAAGCTGATTATTTTACTGCGCCTCCTGCGGAAAGTGGCGGTTTTACCTCAACTGCTGCTATGGAAATAGAAGCTGGACTAATAGGTGATGCTATTAGCGGAATTTCTGGTGGCTTTTTAGAGAAGATGTATTGGAAACAGACACAAGCGCGTAAAATAGCATTAGATCTTCTTATCAAAGATTCTTCTAGATATGTAGAA